AGCGGTGGAACATTGCCGGTGATTACATCGGCAACGAGTTCCTGATCAACGATAAGATCGGGGAGTTCATCCCCGGTGGACTCTACGATCCCAGTCTGACGGAAAATCTGACACTCTCCACCGAGCAGGTCTACGACAAGATACCGGAGCAGGGCGAGGGTGGCGGTGGCGAGGGTGATCAACCACTCGATGAAGTCATGGACTGCGACGATCCTGCATTGGAGCAGGAGATCAAGGTGATGGTCAGTCAGGCGGCACAGGCCGCTGAAATGGCCGGCAAACTGTCCGCAGGACAGAAGCGTCTGGTCGGTGAACTGGTGCACCCTAAGGTGCCATGGCGTGACGTACTCCGTGACTTCCCTGTCCGTTGCCGCACCGTTGACCGGACGTTCGCCAGACCCAACCGCCGACATGGTAACAACGTGTTCATCCTGCCCAGTGTGGACGGTCAGGTGATGGGTGAAATGGCAGTGTTCGTGGACTGTTCCGGTAGTATCGACGACAAGATACTCAACGACTTTGCCGCCGAGATCAGGGCGATCCATGAACAGATGCGTCCAGAGAAGTTACACGTTGTGTACTTCGACACGGATGTCCTGCACCACGACGAGTTCGATACCGACGATGACGTGTCGATTACCCCACACGGTGGCGGTGGTACGATGTTCTCTCCCATGTTCAAGTACATGGCCGAGCAGGATGCCACACTCACCTGTGCTGTGGTCTTGACTGACCTCCAGTGCGGCGACTTCGGGCCAGCACCGGACTACCCTGTGCTGTGGGTTACTACGGACGCCACTGCGGCACCGTGGGGTCAAGTGGTCAAGGTCAATGGGTGAGTATAACTACAACGAGATCGCAGGCAGGACGCTGTTCTGTCTGCGGTATGATGGTATCCCCGACGAGTACAAGGTGTATGAGTATGTTGTCCAGTACTTGGATGGCAAACATTCGTCGCACATCCCCCGTGGTTTCATGGACTGGCTGAAACATCAGGATCACGACTTATACCAACGCGTTAATGCTTTTCTCGTAGCACGCAAATTAACTAATTGATTGAGGATAATACAATGGCAACTGTAAAAATCTCTGACGCTCTCCGTACCAGCATCCGTAACACCATCAACCACCTGTTCAACAAGCGGATTGACGCACTGTTCAATCCCTTGCCGGTAACGGCGCAGGAAATGTACGACATAATGTTTGAGGAGCATATCCCCATCATCAACAACGTACCGATGGCGTACCTCATAATGACCCCGTACTTTGAGGTTACGTTCATATTCCCCGGATACCGCAAGGAGTTCCGGTTTGGCAAACAGAGCGGGTTCAAGATGCCTGCCGCATTCAAACAAGCTACCCCTGCCGAGTTCTGTTTACAGAAGTTCCACACGTACTGTAGTTCCCTCAGTGGTGAGGCAGATGTCACGTCCCCTCGACTGGCACCGGTAGTAGCCAAGTTGGAACCGCTGTTTGCCGAGGCAAGCAGACTCCACAGTGAACGGGAGGCTACGCAGAAGACGATCAGTAACTTGCTTGGTACATGCGGTACCTTGCAACAAGTACACAAGGTCTACCCCATGATCCTTGAACTCTGTCCTGCCGATACGGTGACCAAGTTCCACCAGAAAGTGGAGCGTATTTCCAAGGTCAACGAGGCCAAGGAGGAACTGGAAGGTGTGGACTTGTCTGCACTCACTGGTGCTGTCGTCGCCAGCAAGATCGGTGGAGGTGCGTAATGGTGGCATCGAACCGCTACCAACAGGGGAGTACAGAGTGGTGTTCACGATGAAACCGCACGTCAGAATAGGTGAAGCCACCTTGACAGAACAAGATGTCAAGAAGCTACACTACATGTTCGACCTAGTAGAGTACTTAATACAATCCGATCCACACTTCCGGTCTATGGTGATAGCCCATAGAACCAAAAACAAATTGACGCATGAGGATGATACCAATGATGAATAACTACCAGAAGACCCTTGGTCTGCGTAAGCCTGTAGTCCACCGGTCTGCCACAGTAACATGCAAGTACTGCGGCAACGAGCAACTTCAGTGGCGTGAGACTGGTACTGGGTTCAAGCTGTTCACGATAGACGGCGAGCGTCACTTCTGTGACGGTATGCGTAAGCAGGCCGACTACAAACTGGAGCGCGACCAGCGACAACACATGACACCGACGACTCGACTGATCACTGCGATCACCGATGAAATGACTAAACAACTGGATGCGAAAGAGGAAGATAACCGATGGTACCGGGACGAGATACAAGCGATGCTGGAGAAAGCCTGTCTGAACGCACTACTCCAAGTGGTCTGATCGACAAGGCATGGAAAGTCGTTAACAGTTGCGAGACGGCAGGCCAAGCAGGGGTAGCGTTACGCTACCTCTCCCTGATGGCTGAGACATACCCCGAGGTGGACGTGAGTCCACTGGTACGGGAACTGCGGACACTGTTTGATCTGAAGGAGTTGGTATGAGCAAGCAACGTGAGGCCCTGAAGGCGGTGCTTGCGATTTGTGAGGATGTCGAGATGCGGTCTCATTCTTTGTGGGACCGAACTGCCGATCCCGATGCGCAGGGAAGAGCCATCGCTGCCAGCGACATTGCTGGCGAGGTGCGTGCGATGTTGCAGTCTGTCTGCGAGCCGGAGCAAGAGCCGGTAGGTATTGTGCGAACAGTCGGCGGGTATCCTGATGACTCTACGCATACAGTCGAGTGGTTAGTTAAACATAAAGAACTGCGTGATGGCGATAAACTCTACGCCAGCCCACAGACCCGCAATTCGGAGCCGGAGCAAGAGCCGGTGGCGTGGATGTATCACGGCATCCTACACACCGGCACGCCTCACGATAGACCAAGCCTGATCTTGCGGCCTGAATATATGGACGCTTTAAGTGCCAGCATGGGCGCGAAGGCGACGCCCCTCTACACCGCCCCACCACAGCGCAAGCCGCTGACGGATGAGGAGATCGACAATCTTGAATTGCCGCCCAACGGTTGCACTATGCGCGAACTGGTGCGAGTCGTCGAACGGGCGCATGGGATAGGTGATGAATGACCACGATTAAAGATTACATTGCGATCACACGATTGGCAGAATTGAAAAACAGATTGCGGCACCAACAGGATTTTGCAACATCGCATTTAAATGTGGAAATGGAGCGCAATAAAGCATGGCAATCTCACATTAATAATGTTGAGTATTTCAATAGGCTGTCTGCTACAGCAATGCAGGATATACGCGATATCATCAAAGATGCCGCCAAGGCAAAGGAGTGAAGCATGAATCAACCATGGTACGTGCGATTTGGAGGGTGGCTATGCCATAAAGCAGGCCACATCGGCGCGAGAGGATGGATATACAACGGGTACTATCACCGCGATTGCCGTTTGTGCGGTCGCATTGTCAGCGAGCCGCTGAAGGAGGAGGTATGAGCGAAGAAGATTTAGACAGAGTACATGAACTGGTGGAGTTATTGTTCGATAAGGTGCACGACTTAGTAGACGACGAACTTAGCGGGGAAGACCCCGAGGTGGAGGACTTGGTGCGCCTACAAATGACAGAACAGTTTAGGTTTTGGAAGTGACTGACACGGACTTTATGGCAGGGGCGTTGCTTATCGGCACCGTCCTTGTCGCAATCATAATCTTATTCTGGAGTGACAGGTAATGTCGGACTCACCCCGACTGATAGCCCAGATGAAGGGCAAACATAAGTACGATGGCAACCCCTGCGTCAGATGCGGGACCACAGAGAAGTTTGTGGATAACTGCGTCTGCGTAGAGTGCAACAGAAACAAAGCCCGTGAACGGGCGAGACGTAAACGTGAAGCGCAAGTTGGAGATATACAGTAGTGGATATAGTTACAATAGACATGGAGACGTATTACTCCAAGGAGTTCTCACTCTCCAAGATGACGACCGAGGCATACGTCCGGTCGCCGGAGTTCCAAGTGATCGGTGTCGGCATCAAAGTCAACGACCACCCCGCCGACTGGTACAGTGGCACCAACCCGTCACGGTTCTTGAAGTCACTGGACTACAGTGACAAGGCGATCCTGTGTCACAACACCGTGTTCGACGGGGCCATACTGGGTCTGCACTTCAACATCCGCCCCAAGCTGTGGCTGGATACCCTGTCAATGGCGCGACCACTCCACAACTTAACGGTGGGTGGGAGCCTCAAGGCGCTGACCGAACACTACGGTATCGGCGTCAAGGGGACTGAGGTACTGGATGCACTGGGCAAACGGCGCGAGGACTTCACACCGGCAGACCTTGCCGCCTATGGCAAGTACTGTATCAACGATGTGGAAATGACCTACAAGTTGTTCCAGATTCTCAAGAAGCACTACAAGGTGGGCGAACTACAGGTCATTGACCTGCTGATCCGTATGTACACCGAGCCGATGATCGAACTGGATACCGGCCTACTGCAACAGCACCTCGCCAACGTCAAGGACAGTAAGTCTGCCCTGATCAAGGCACTCTCCAAGGGTGGCGACGAGGACAAGCTGACAGACATACTCATGTCCAACGACAAGTTCGCCGCCTTGTTGCAGGCACTCAAGGTTGATCCGCCGATGAAGGTCAGTCCCAAGACCGGCAAGCCAGCGTATGCCTTCGCCAAGACTGACGCCGAGTTCACTGCCCTGCTGGAGCATCCCAACCCCAAGGTGCAGGCCGCTGTCGCCGCACGACTGGGCACCAAGTCCACGTTGGAAGAGACACGTACTGAGAACTTGTTGGAGGTTGCCAAGCGTGGACGCCTGCCGATCCTGCTGAACTACTGGGGTGCCCACACCGGACGACTCTCCGGTGGTGATGGGATGAACCTACAGAACCTCCCCTCCCGTGGCAATAACACCATCCGTAGGGCGCTACGTGCCCCCAAGGGTTACGAGATCATAGCCTGCGACTCCAGCCAGATCGAAGCCCGCATCGTGGCGTGGCTGGCAGGACAGGACGATCTGGTCGAGGCGTTCCGTGAGGGGCGGGACATCTACTCCGAGTTCGCCACTGACGTATATGGTCGTTTAATAACCAAGTCAGACACACGAGAACGATTTTTAGGAAAGACCTGCATACTTGGACTAGGCTACGGGATGGGCGCCGCCAAGCTACAACGTACTCTCAAGCAAGGTATGGGTGGGGTCAGTGTCGAGGTGGAACTGGAAGAGGCCGAGCGTATCGTCCGGCTTTACCGGCAGAAGTACCACCGCATCCCTGTCCTGTGGCGTCAGTGCGACAACGCACTGCGTGACATCGTGGCGGCACGGGAAGGCACCATCGGTGACGTAGTATCCTACGACCCCAAGGGCATCCGTTTGCCCAACGGGTTGTACATTCACTACCCGGAGCTACGTCCAGCTACCAACGGCTACGAATATATTTCAGAGCGCCGTGAACTGGCGAAGTTCCGCAAGGGTGAGGTGGCTACGTTCGATAACATCTACGGCGGCAAAGTGTCTGAAAATTTGGTGCAGGGGCTGGCCGCACAGATCATCAGGGAGCAGATGGTCAAGGCAGTGCAGGAGAAGATGCGGGTAATACTGCAAGTCCACGACGAGATCGTGGTTTGCGTACCTGCGGAACAGGGTGAGTGGGCAGAGGCTCGACTCATTGAGATTATGTCAACGCCTCCCAAGTGGGCGGCAGGTCTTCCCGTAGCATGTGAGGCAGGGAGGGCCGATAACTACGGGGACACCTGATGAAACGCAAACCACTACAGAAGGTAGTCCTCGACGTGTTCGTGGCGCTGGTAATTATCCTGACATTCGGGACTGCTTTCTGGTTGCTGGCGCACCGTATTGGTCTATACTGAAGGTGCAAACATGAAACTTGCTTACGATATATGCAGATGCAACGGCCAGTTGGTCGGGTACACCTGTCCTCGCCGCGAGGACTGCGCCCGCTATCTGGCACGGGGTACAGTGACTTCACCGTGGGTGTCCATACCTTACGCTGACTTCCTGTGCGACGACTACTTTGATTTCCAGATACCTGTGGAGCGCGATGAGGATGGAACAACTAGAGTTAGATTTCGGTGAAGAGCATAGGCTCCAAGCCATTGCACAGAACGGTAACACCGGCGAACACTACGGGTACGTGCATACCCAAGGGCCGGACATGGTGAACCGCCCACCGCACTACACCCAAGGGGGGATTGAGTGCATCGACGCACTGCAAGCCGCCCTCACACCAGAAGAGTTTAAGGGATACTGCAAAGCCGCCGCGATCAAGTATCTCTGGCGCTTGGATCACAAAGGTTCTGCAAAAGAAAATGCAGAAAAAGCCCTGTGGTATCTGCAACGATTGGTGAAAGTGTTATGACTGACACTGAAATATTAATACTGTGGGACGAGGTGAACCATAACCAGAGCGTTACCCAACAGTTACTGGATTTCGCCCGACTGGTAGAGGAAGAGATAGCTACCAAAAAGGTACCGTCATTGGTAGAGAAGTTACTGGCTGAACTGGAGGATGAGAGAGAATGAGACTCACACACTCTTACTCATCCATTAAGTTGTTTGAGAATTGCCCCAAGCGATACGAACTACAACGGATACAGAAGGTACTGATAGACGAGGGCGGCGAGGCAAGTATCTACGGCGACAGAGTACACAAGTCACTGGAGACACGGCTCAAGGAAGACACTGATCTGCCGCAGGAACTGGAGCGGTACGAAGGACTGTGCCGTGCAGTGGAGAAGTTAGTTGCCATGGGTGGCGAACTCCACATCGAGAAGGAACTGGTACTTAACGATAACTTGTTACCGACAGGTTGGTGGGATGCAGACGCATGGCTCCGCTCCAAGCTGGATGTACTGGTAATCAACGGCAACACGGCAGTGGTCATGGACTGGAAGACCGGCAAGCGTAGACCTGACTTCTTTCAGATGGCAGTGTTTGCAGTGCAGGTATTCAAGCATTACCCCGATGTCACCAAGGTCAAGACCTCACTGGTATGGCTGAAAGACATGGCGATGGACACAGAGATTTATCGTCGTGAAGAAGCCAACAGTCTGTGGGCTGACATCATGTCACGGATCAAGCGTATACATCTTGCACAAGAGAACGACACATGGCCCGCTAAACCGAGTGGCCTGTGTAACTACTGCCCTGCCAAGGCGCAGGGACTGTGCGAATTTGCACGTTGATACTTGACACTGGGGTAACGCAATGTCTAGACTGACACCAGAAAGTAAAGTAAAGATGAAGATTGCCGCACTACTGAAGAAGTATGACGTGTGGTATTTCTTCCCCATGATGAACGGTTTTGGTACAGCGGGTGTCCCTGACATTATCTGCTGTCCTGACGGTATCTTCGTTGGGATAGAAGCGAAGGCAGACAAAACCAAGAAGCCTACCAAGTTGCAGGTATTGTGCGGTGAACGCATACAAGCAAGTGGGGGCCACTGGATGGTAGTTTGCGATGATAGTTCGTTGAAGGCACTGGAAGATTTACTATGCGTATTGTTGAAGAAGCCAAAGCCATCGCCCTGAAACTTAATAACCCTAACGTAGTTCTCGACAGTATCCCGACAGCCAAGCCGCTGACATACCAAGGCCACAATATTGTGGTCGCGCCACACCGCCTCGACGAGGTACGTGTGTTGCGTAACCTTGGTATCAAAGCACCGTCTCCGATACTGCACTACTACAACTGGCCCGGACGGTTCACACCGTTCGCCCACCAGAAAGAAACGGCGGCGTTCTTGACTCTGCATCACAAGTGTTTGGTACTTAACGAGATCGGCACCGGTAAAACACAGTCGTGTCTGTGGGGTGCTGACTACCTGATGAAGACCGGCGCTGTCCGTAAGGTGCTGATCATCAGTCCGTTGTCCACGCTACAACGTGTGTGGGCCGATGCCATATTCACAAACTTGTTGGACAGACAGTTCGTTGTGTTGCACGGTTCTGCCGAGCGGCGCAGGCGACTGCTGGAGACTGACGTAGATTATTACATCGTCAACCACGACGGCTTTCCGATCATCATGGAAGCCGCCATGGGTAAGTTTGATCTGGTGATCGTGGACGAGGCGGCGGTGCTACGCAACGCACAGACGCAGAGATACAAGCTGTTCCAACGGTGGATGGACAGGAATCCACAAGCACGTTTGTGGTTGTTGACTGGGACGCCGACACCCAACGCACCGACCGATGCGTGGGCACTGGCACGACTGGTCAATTCACCGTACTGCACACGGACGTTCACTGCGTTCCGTGAGCAGGTGATGCAGAAGATGGGTCAGTTCAAGTGGATACCACGCCCTGAGTCAGTGGAGATTACCAAACATATTCTCCAGCCAGCGGTGCGGTTCACACGCGACGAGTGCTTTGATCTGCCAGAGACTATCATCCAGACACGACAGGCTGATCTGACGCCTGATCAGAAGAAGCACTATCAGACCATGCTGAAACAGTTTACTGCACAGGTGGCGACAGAGGGGTCCATCACTGCGGTCAATGAAGCAGTGAAGTTGCAGAAGCTGGTACAGATTGCCTGCGGTGTGGCCTATGGTGATGACGGCCAGCACATTGAGATCGACGCATCACCGAGGATTAACTTGGTGCGTGACCTGATCGAAGAGGTGGGCGGCAAGGTCATCCTGTTCGTACCACTGACTGGCACACTGCACATGCTGGAGAAAGTGTTGTCGAAAGACTACACGGTGGCAGTGGTCAACGGTGAGGTGTCGTCCACCAAACGGTCGGAGATATTTCGACGGTTCCAAGACGAGCGTGATCCTCATGTACTGATCGCTCACCCCGGCACGATGGCGCATGGTCTGACGTTGACCACGGCCAATACCATAATCTGGTATGGCCCGACGAACAGCAACGAGACTTACCAGCAAGCCAACGGTCGGATCGAACGGATCGGTAAGAAGCATGTATCAAATGTAATACACATCGAAGGTACGGAATTGGAGCGGAAGATGTATGACCGACTCCAGAACAAACAGAAACTACAGGGACTGTTACTCGACCTGATCCAAGAGCAGACAAGACAATGATAGACGACCTGAAAACTTATCGTAACGAAGTGAACGAAAGAGCGCGTGAGTTACAAGAGATCATCCCTGAAGTAATGACACCACAGGATTTGTGCTACTGGGTGACAGCGTTACTTCAGACCGCCGCAGACCTTGGTGCCTGTGGAAGTCTGGATGAAGAGGGAATGCACGGCATACTCCAAGTGTTTATGGAGAACGCAGTGCAAATGCACAATGAAACCAACCGGGAGCGCATACACTAATGAGTGGCATAACTGTGGAGCAGGTAGTCGCAACCTACATGAAGCTGAGGTTGCAGAAAGAAAAGATTGAAGGCGAGGTCAAGGTTCAAGTAGCCGAGATCAAAGCCAAGATGGAAAAACTGGAAGCATGGATCAAGGAGCAGGCTGACGCCCAAGGCGTTACCAGTTTCAAGACCACTGCTGGTACAGCGTTTCTCACCACTACAGACTTCGCGTCTGTGGCTGACTGGGATGCGTTACTTGGATTCGTTCGTGAGAACGAAGCGTTCGATATGTTTGAGAAGCGCGTCAGCAAACTGGCTGTACGCAGTTACATCGAACAGACGAAGGCCGTCCCGCCCGGTGTCAACTACGGCACCAAACTTGAAGTCAACATCCGTAAACCCAACGCAAAGGTAGAGTAATCATGAGTAACCTCATTCCCGCCAACGTCAAAGTTCCTGCACACCTGATGGCCCGTATGGGTCAGCCCTCCGCTCTGGCCCAGTCGTTGACTGGTGGTCTTGCCAGCGGTGGCGAAGGCTTCCCACGTATCTCCATCAAGGGCGGTCGCTTCCGCATCAAGGAAGGTGAGGTCGAGACTGTACTCGACAGCACCAAGCTGGACGTGGTGATCGTTGGTGCCAACCCCAAGCTGTCCAAAACCTTCTACGCCAAGGAGTGGACCAAGGACGCCGAGCCTGCGGCACCTGACTGCTTCAGCCTCAACGGCATCAGCCCCGATGCGTCTGTGGAAAACCCACAGAACGACCTGTGTGCCACCTGCCCCAACAACGCATGGGGTAGTAAGACCACTGCCAACGGGCAACAAGTCAAGGCTTGCTCTGACCAGAAGCGTCTGGCTGTCGTCGCCGCTGACGATCCGAGCGGTCCTGTGTACCTGTTGCAGGTAACGCCTGCCGCACTCAAGGGACTGAACACCTACCAGAAAGAACTCTCCATGCGTGGTATCCCGCCCGAGGTGGTGAAGACCCGTGTGTCGTTCGACACTGATGCGTCATTCCCCAAACTTGCGTTCGGTTTCGGTGGGTTCCTTGAAGAGGATACCCAAGCAGTCGTTGACGAACTGTTCGGTACTGACCGAGTGAAGGAGATCACTGGTGAACTGGTCAAGGCGCAACCCGTTGTCGTCCAGCCTGCGCGTCAAGCCCCGGTCAAGGCGGCACCTGCTCCGGTCGAGAAGCCTGCGGCTAAGGCTAAGCCAGCGCCGTCAGTCTTTGATCAGGGCGACGAAGACGAGCCAGCCGCTACCCCTGCACCAGCCGCACCTAAGCGTGGCTTCGGTGCCAAAGCAGAGGCTCCCGCACCGGTTGAGAAACCAGCACCCAAGGCCAAGGCAGAGAAGCCTGCCAAGGTTGAGTCCGCTGGGTCGTCACTGGCTGACGAGATCGCCGCTCTGATCGGGGAGGTGGCCGACGATGAGTAAGACCCTTGACTTCACCAAAGTCGAGGCATTGCGGAGCCACATGCTCTTGTCCCGTGGCGACATGGCTAAATTGCTAGGCGTGAGTCGCATGACCTACTATTCTTGGGTAGGCGGTAGCCACTTACGCAAACGCAATGAAGCGCATGTCCGGTCTTCTCTGAAGAAGTTGCTGGCTGTGGTCACTGACCACGGCTGGCCGACCCCGGAAGCCAATGCGATGCAACCTCGCTACCGGTTTGAAAAACTACGCACGTTATTAGAATCATACGAAGATCAGGGGGCGTAAGCCCCCTTACCAAGGGGTAATATGGACACGCTGAGCTTCCTTCAGCGAGTCCTCCCAACTGACGGACTGTACTGCGCCATGTTCCTTGAAGGGGGAAAGGCGCGGCATGGATTCTTCGGCTCTGTGGAGGAGCTTGCGAACGCATCTATCAAGCTGGATGCGCTCAACCTACAAACTTATTATGCAGTCTCTACGTTCGCTGATAAGCGCCGTAAGCAGGAGAATGTCCACGGTACCAAGGTCGTCGCCATCGACCTCGACGTGGGGGATACGGACAGGAAGTATCCTACGTGGCAGGATGCCTTGAAAGACTTGGGCCGGTTCGTTGACCAGACCAAGCTACCCAAGCCTGTGATAATTCACTCTGGTGTGGGGCTACATGCATACTGGGTGTTCAACGAGACGCTGACGCCTGAACAGTGGAAGCCGCTGGCTACCAGCATGAAGGCACTGGCAACCGCCAAGGGGTTACGGATCGACCCCACTGTCACTGCCGATGGTGCACGGGTACTCCGTGCTGTCGGCACGACAAACGCCAAGAGCGGTGCGCGGGTGCGCCTGCTACTCGATGCCCCTGACATAGGCCCTGATGACCTGAGAAGTTGTTTCGGTACGTCTGCACCGGTGACGGTACAGCCTGCGCCACAGCGGTCGTCAGGACTGGCGAGTTCTCTGGCGGTGAAGTACGACTACCCACCGGCCAACTCCGATGCCATCGTGAACAAGTGCGCGCAGATCAGATGGGCAGTCGAGAACCAGAACGATGTGGCTGAACCCATGTGGTACACACTGCTTGGCGTGGCGGCGTTCTGTAAAGACCCTGAAGTTACTGCGGTCAAGTGGAGCCAAGACCACGACGACTTCGACCCCAACCGCACGCTACGCAAGATGTATCAGTGGCAGAGTGCAGCCACTGGCCCATCAACCTGTAGCAGATTTGAGGACGAGCGGGCTGGCGGGTGCAAGGGCTGTAAGTTCAAGGGCAAGATCGGATCGCCTGCACGTCTCGGGGTACAGTACGACGAGGCACCAGATGCCACGGAAGTCCCGACAACCGTGAAGGATGTCCCGCTACCCAAGCCGTTCAAGCGTACAACAAGCGGACTTAAATTAACGATTGATGATACGGACATCGACGTCTGCCCTTTTGACCTGTACCCCGTGTCCTACGGCCGCGACGAGGCACTGGGGTACGAGGTAGTCCGGTACACATGGGATCGCCCACATGCCAGTTGGCAACCGCTGGTACTGCGACAGGCACTACTGACCGATGGGCACAGGGAGTTTGCCGCCTGTGTGGCCGACCAAGGCATAGTCCTCAACAGCAAGAAACAGACGGAGTTCTTTCAGCTTATGCTTCGCTCATACATGGACGCACTGCGCCAGAAACGTGCGATGACAAACCTGTACTCCACGATGGGGTGGAAGGACAACCACACCCAGTTCATTCTTGGGGACACTATCCTCCGTAAGGACGGTAGTGGCAACATCGTGGAAGTTCCTACCAACCTAGCCTCTAACACCAGCCGCATCGGCGCCGACATGTGGAGTTCTTCCGGTACACTGGAAGACTGGGTAGCATTCACTAGCGTCCTGCAAAAAGCTGGTATGCCTTGGCACATGTTCTCCCTGATGGTGGGTATCTCTGCTCCGCTGTACTCGTTCTGCGGACTCAAGGGAATAACTCTGTCGTTGTTTGGTGAGACTGGCGCGGGTAAGACCCTGATCCAGTACTGGCAACAGTCAGTTTGGGGCAACCCCGAACGCCTGCACTTCGCCGCCAAGTTCACAGAGAACAGTCTGTATGCACGGATGGCACTGCTTAGCCACATGCCTATGACCATAGACGAGACTACCATTCTCGACGCAAAAGACTTGGGCGGCTTTCTCTACTCGGTCACACAGGGCAGAGACAAGGCGCGTCTCAACCGTAATGCAGAAGAGCGGGAGGTACGGGAGTGGGCGCTACCAGTGACGATCTCTACCAACCGGTCAACCACGATGGCGATGACCGCCTCCGGTCTGGACACAGACGCCCAGATGGCGCGGTTGCTGGAGGTCACGATCCCCACACACCCGCTGTTCCGAAAAGACACCACGACTGGTAAAAGAATCTACAACTTCTTACGGGAAAACCACGGAACGATGGGGCGGGAGTTCATCCGCAGACTCATGGCGTTCGACCCGCAGGGTATTCG